TTCGTTATATTCCAACACCCATTCACAAGTTGTTTTATCTCCATCAACAGAATTAGGTCCATAATCAGGTTCACCAAATGTTTTCACTAATTCTTCATATGTGGCTATTACATAGCCTTGTAAACAAGTACCACTTGCGTTTGCTTCATCTGTTCTTTTAATATTGTTCATATTACTTTCTTTCTACTACTACTTTAGCTTCATATGAAACCCTCTTTGAGGGATTATCATATGCTAAAGATCCGGGTTGAGCTTTTGACATAAGTGGTAATTCATCTCTGTAGATAAAAACAACTATACCATTAACTTCAATGTCTAATCGATATCCTTCATATCCAATAAAATCAGCAATTGCTTCTTCTACCGTATCAAAAAAGGTAACGACACCATTTTGATTTCTTGTTGCGTATGGAGTATCTTTCATAAGATATTCCTCTGGGATTTCATCAATCATTGTTTTCTTCTTTCATTTCGTATTGCTCTGTTTCCATTGTTTCATAATCTGTAATTGAAATAAACTCTACAATTTCAGAATCGTTTGTTTTTTTGCCAATATTTTCAATTGACCAAGCTTTTGCACTTTCCATACTTGAAAAATGTAAATTTTTCATATATTTTCCAGTATCACTAGATACTCTTGTTTTTGCTATTATCATTTTAATCCTCCATTGTGTAGTCGTTTGTTACATCTTCATTAATCATAAAGACTCTTTCTTTCATTTTTTGTTCAATGCATTCATCACAAATCCAAATAAGCATTTGAGAAAGATCAAATTTGGAACCATAACCACCTTCAATCAAGACTTCAATTGCATCTTCTGGACTCATTAAGGAACTTTTTCCAAATGTTAAATAAGTAATTTGTTTTCCACAAGAAAAACAAGGACATACTGTAACCATTTCCATTATTTGACCTCCAAATACTCAGGGAATTTTTTATAAAACAAAAATGTTCTAATCTGATACAACATCATTTGATGTACATAGTTAGAAGCAATGCCCATTTTTATTGCACTGCCTACTCTTTTGTTTTGACTAAGGTTTTTAATTGCAGAGTCTTTAACTCTTTGTGCATAAAAACATTCTCTATCTTTTTTGATATGAAAAGAATTAATTGTTTTAACAATTTCTTTTCCAATTGTTTTATTTCCAGATTTTGAATTAACTCCATAATCAGCAGAAAGGAAAACTTTAATTTCGTCTTCCTTCAATTGATATGAAACAAAATCGGGGTGTATTGACAATTGATAATTTGTAAATTCTTCATAATCCATTGTTTAATCTCCTGTTTGTAACATGTCTGCTCTAACATTTAAGTCTCGCAGTTCGCTTTTCTTTATCCAAAAGTAATTGCATTTATGCAATAATGCCGGAGTATAAACTTTCCGGAATTCTCTTTCTCTTTCATCAAGACCAATTCGATTACATACTTCATCTAAGCAATAATCATAACCAGCTTCATATCTTTCTTCAATAAATTCATTATTGCAGATTTTACAAGTTGCCATTATTTTCTCCTATTCCGTTTCGTACAATTTACTAAACTTATCCAAAAAAGATTTGTTTATATCTGAGTAATCAAATTCACTTAGATACTCACCAACTTCATTGTATGTTTGTATTCCATCTAATATTTCAATTGCATATTTATCTAACAGATGATCAAATGATTCATTTGACATTCCCATACAAAAAGCAAGATTTTCTATCTTTTCGCCTAATGAATCGAGTTCTGTTATAACTAAGTCTCTGACCCAGCACACTTCATCTAAACCATCACCATAATGTTTACCTTCATCATCACAGTATCTTTCGATTTCTTTTTCTATCCGGCTTAGTTGTTTACTAAGAATATAATTTAAATCATGATAAGTTTTCATAATAATGTGTGTTTTTAAGTTTGTATTTTGTTGGGACATTGGTTATCACCATTCTTTCTATTTGTTTTTAAACACAAAAAAGGCAATAGGAATACCTATTGCCTTGCTAATGTTTAGTTTTTGTTTATTGATTAATTTAGATTAACCATTGTATTTGCCATTTATGATTGTCCATCTCTACAATCATAATTTCACGATCCATTACTAATTCTTTCATCAATTCAAGTTGAAATTTGATTAGTTCTTGTTTATACTCTTTATTTAGAACACGAGTAAGGTCATCATAATCTACATCAAAAAGAATTCCTAATTTCATATCTTTACGAATAGCATTACGAGCAAGTGAAACTTTGAGTTTACTACCGTCATCATTTCCCCAATAAGTTCTGTTTTCTAATGGAGTATCAAAAAGAGATTTGGTTTTCTTTTTTCCTCCATTTCGACCACGAGATACAATTTTGTTTTGAATTGAGTTGAGGTTTACTTTTTCGTTAGACATTTGAATTCTCCTTGTTTTCAGCAATCTTATTTTCTAGGGATACGATTTGTTCTGGGGTAAGAATTTGATCAATATTACGGTATTCTTCAGGAAATCTATCACCTGTTGATGTATGTGAAGTAATACTAATAACTTCACCATTGTCAAACTTAGCATTATTGTTGATAGCTTGGCTCATAATTGGAGTAGGATTACGCTTACGCTTTGGACCAAATACAGCATTAGAATATGCTGTACCATCAGGATAACCGACAGGAAGAACTTCAACATTATCGTCACGGTTCTCATTATCAATTACATTCTGATTCATTCTAACTTGACGCAAAGCGTGAAGAATAACATTAGCATTGAATTCTTTACCAAGATTAGTAATGCATTTGTAATAAATTTCGGAATTTGTAACAACAGCAACTATTTCACAAATGTAACCATAATCATTATCATTATCTGATATTTCTATGCCCATCAATTGGTCAACAATAAGGTCATACTTTGACTTTACATTTTGCTCTGGTTTTGTATTTAGATTAGACATAAAGTCCTCCAATAATAAATTATTTATATTTACTTATAGTTACGAATAAACATAAGAATAAAATTTCATATTCAAACTATTCGGAAACTATGAACAAAGTGTATCGCCAAAAATAATGAAATCAAACATGGGCCAAGAAAATGTTAGAAAAAACTTTTATTGTGCGCCAGAAAGTAAATCGAGAAGATCGTGATAGTTAAGCTCTTTGTAAATAGTTTATTAAAGCCGGCGATCAAGGATCGGGAATGCTTGATATTAAATCATTTAATAAAGTTTGAACGCCCCACTGTTTAGATTTACTTTTCAGCGAATTTTAGTATACATTTTTTGGCAGCTCAAGCCTTTTGTAATAAATCAGGTTTTCGGATTAGATTCCGATGGAGGGTCAACCATATTATCCTGTAGGAATGTAATCATTGTTCCCTCATACTTTAAGCGACCTAAGTGCGTTAACTTAAAGGAAGGATCAGCCCAAACTTTACCACCGATTTCTTGCCAGTATCTACAGAATCCATAGTCTTCAGATAAGAATCGTTGTTTCTCTGAGTCTACATATGAATTAAAGAAAGCATAAGTCCACTTCTTTTCTTCATCATCTAATGAACCTGTATCATCGTGATATCTTAGCTCGGGGTATGAATCAATCATCTTCTCAAACACTGACCTTTTAATTAACATAAAGCCTGTCCCGGCATCATAGATTTCAATTGCACCATTCTCAACAGCAACATTTGTATTATCCTTGTCTTTTACTGCATTAACAACGAATCTTAAACTTCTTTCAAGGAGTTGTTCTGATGGCACTCCCTTGTTTACATTCTCAACTACCCTATCCCATAGGATATCTTTAATGGGGTAAGAACCAGTAACTATTTCCTTATCATGCCACAAAAGCTTTAGGATATCCTCTGGTTGAAACCCAAGATCAACATCAATAAACATAAGATGAGTAAACTCCGGATGAGCTAAAAATTTAGCTACCATATTGTTTCTTGCCCTATTAATAAGAGAGTCTGAGATTGTTGCAATTGAGAATTTCAAACCAATATCTTTAAACATCATAGCTGTTCTCATCATTGACATAAATGTTGGTTCAGTAATCATTTGATCATAACAAGGCATAGCAATTAGCGGGTGCCAAGATTCAATCATTTCATGGGTAATTTCAATTTCTTGTTCTTCAAAAGTAGTCATAGATGTAATTATACACAAAAAAACCGCCCCGAAGGGCGGAAAAACAATTTGTTTTATTATTAGTTTTGTATTAAGCTTTTGACTTTACAGTGGTCTTTGCATTGGTCTTAACAGACTTCACTTCTTTAGTAGCAACAGAAGTTTCTGACTTCTTTGTACCGGCAGGAATAACTTTAAAGTAAAGAGCAGACTCTGTACGGCTAAAGTGAATCATTACCTTGTAATCAAGCTTTTTTGCTTGAGCACGAATACGCTGTTGCATTGTGTTAAACTTCTTGCCTTCTTCAATGTTAAGAATAGAGAAGTTTTCACCGTTCTTATTTGAAGAATGAAGAGCTTCAATAATCATTTGAAGTTCAGCAGATGTTCTTCCTGTACGAGTAATTTCTGGAAAGGTATCTACTTTTGTGATGTTGAATGTTGACATTTTGATCTCCTATTAGGTTGATTTGATTTGTTCTGATTGAATGGCTTACGCCCTTGGAATAGAAATAGTATCTGCCCCAACCCCGGCTTGCAACTCGGAATCGTCTTTTTTTCAAATTTATTTATTAGATGATTTATTGTCTAAAAACATGGGTAACAGACTCATTTCCTTTACTTGCTATGAGCAGTTTTGGGTTCTTCAGAATGAGACTGCATCTTTGAAATTGTAATCTTGAGAGCAATATTCTCAAGAGTTAACCTTGAATTAATAATGCTCAATTCATTTAACAACTCTTCATAACTTGGAGAGAAGTCGTGTGTGTGTTCATTTGTCATAGGGTTTCTAACCATCCTTCTATATCGTCTGCACTAATGGAACTTTTTTGATCCATCAATGACAGTTCTTTTGTAGAACCATTATACAGATGAGTTGAGCCAAATTCAGGCATATCTTCATCATATTCATATTCTCGATCTGTGCCGATAATTTCAATATCAACTTCTGTGTCCATAACCATGTTCTGAATACAGTTAAAAACAGAACCGGCAAGAGCATCGGCTAAATCTTTAGACCCGGAGTTCGGGTGGTCAATCTTATTGTTATTGAATAGTCTTAACTTAAGAAGTTCTTCTTCAACAAGTAATTCAATCCAATAACCCCTTAGTCTGGTATCGTAAATAGTTGTCATTAAGGTATCATAATCGGTTTTCTTAACGCTGTGGAAGTTTGCATTAATACCTTGAGCTTTTAAGCTTTGAATCATCTCAACAGATTGCCAACGGTCAAATGTAACTAATCCAACATCATATTTTCTACATAGATCAACAATCATTTGCCTTACTGACGAAAAGTTAATTTCCTCTCCGGGTTTAGCTTGCCATGAATGTATTAAGTCAACATTCACAACAGGAAGTGTCTCAACACCCATTGATGTTTTAACTTCTTTAAACCCGGCACAATGAACCATAGATAAAGCTGATCTATCTCGTTTGAGTCCAAGGTCAATATGAATAAACCTTACATGACCATCTTTATTATTAAACCAATCTTTAAATTCACCATCTTCGTTTATGGGATTTTCACTATACATAAAAGCTTTTCTAACCAAATCTGCATCTCTAAAATATGCATCTTCCATTGTTGGTGGTTCACATTCAAATCTAGCTCTGGCTTCAATTGGGTTCCTAATATATTCAGACTCTAATTGTTCTCTAAAGATAGTTGGGTTTACTTCCCAAGTTGCAGCTTTGATTGACCAAGTTTTAGGTTCATTCTTTTCTCTAGAGTTAAAGAATCGCTGCTGAATAAAGTCTCCTTTATACCGGGGGAAAGATAGAAGAATAACTTTACCAACTTCAGGGAAACGAGACATAACAGATAATTTACTCATGTTATAAATAGCAGAAGCTGAACCTTTTGATCTATGATCACCTTTAGTTTCAGCATCAGTTTTGAAAGCTGAGATTTCATCCAAAATAATTGACATTACTTCATAGCCTTCCCATCCTTCACTTTCTGAGTGACCAGAGAAACATCTTACTGGTCTACTAAAGAAAAAGATTTCAGATACTCTTGGCTCAAAGCCTACAGAGTTAAAATAAGGTGAACCTAGTAATAAGTTCTTTAATGGTTCAAAGAACACTCTCTGAGCTTGCTGAGCGTTTACAGCAAGGTTTAACAAGTCAATATAGACACCTCTAGCTTTACCATAATAGTTCAGAGGGTCTCTAAGACAATGTAAGAGATAAACAGTGTAAGCCATTGATATTCTGGCACAGTGATCTTTTCCAGATCCTTTACCTAACATGCAAATGACTTCATTATCTGTATAATCGGCATACCATTTCGTACCGGCTTCTTCACCATACATTTTTATCAGTGTTGGAAGTTTTAAAATTTGTGTGGAATGGCGCACGATTTCTAGTTGAATAGGTG